GGTTTATATTTTACAGGAGATATAAGATGGAGAATACCATCAATCGCATTTGGAAATTTAGATTTCATTTTTTCGTCTGGTCTAAATTCAGAATCAATTAAACCACGATGCGTAACACCATCTTCTGATTCCCAATCTTCACATAAAAAATCGGTGATAGGCACACCTGCGCCTCCACTTCCGGCATCAACTAAAATTGCAAGAATATTTTCATAATCTGCATTACCCTCACCATTATAATCCAAAATTATTTGCTTTAAAGCTTTGACTTGGTTTGGGGTATTCATAGGTGTTTTCTTTTTAGTTAACATATCAACAAGAGAAATAACATTTACTATACGTCCTTTCCAACCAAAATCTTTATCACAATATACTTCTGCAATAAGCACCACAGCTTTGTCTGCTAATCTGGCGGGGTCGTAAAGAATAACATATTTAGAATGTCCATCTTTATTTTTTAAATCAGGAACTCTAGGAACTGAATTACGAATAATATCAGCTCTTCGAATAATTTGACCGTCTCCACCTTCTGAAGTGAAGATATTTCCATATTCACGAAGACCTGCTTCCTTATCCTCACGCATTCTTGCATCAACAACTTCCTGAGTAAGTAAAGGTTTTGGCATTAAAACGCCACCTTTAGTAGCTTTAATTACGGTATTTGCATTAATATCCGCACAGAAATAACGTTTATCACCAGCATCCATATGTAAACTGCATTCTCTGTATTTTCTAAATAAATACTGATCAGTTCTTCCAGCTGACGAAGCATAGATAAGCTGATTAGGGAACATAGGTGGTTCTATTAATGCATCAGTCGCATCGTAATCAACACCGTCTCCAAACTCTGAGTTCTGTGTACAGAATGGCTCAGATGTTTCAAATAATTCATCTGGAGAATTCATACATTCATCGTAAAAATTACAATTAGAACGTTTTGATCTGTTATTATCATAAGCGCCATTTAAGGTATAACAAGCACTATTATTATAAAGATGGAACTGATAACTTGATGGATTATGAGTAAATCCATTGCTGTTTGCCTGACTCTTTACAACTTCGCCCTGAAATACATCAGTTAATGTTTTAAATGATGGGATAGCATTAAAAGTTAGTTTTTCTATTTTAGAAAATAATTCGATACTTTGAGATCCTACACCACATAATATATAAGCTGAGAAATTAGGAACCAGAAGAGTACGAGTCATTAAATAGATTGCACCGAGAATTGACTTTCCAGAGTTACGTCCCATACACCATACAACGAATTGTGCATTCCATGTATTCATGAACACATAACGTTGATAGTCCATCATAGAAATACCAAAAATCTGTTCTGCAAATAGAACTGGATTTCTGCGACCCCATTGAATAAACTCTGAAACTTGTTTTTGTTCTTCTAATTGTTTTTGAGTTAGTCCATAATTTAGTCTTGCATCAAAAAATTTATAATCTTCAGGTAAAATAATTCCGCTATTAGTCATAATCAATTACCCTATAATTTTCATCAACAAGACCTTTATTTTTAAGATAATCCTTTAAATCCTTATTTTCCATAAGTAATTTTCTGGCATCTTCAACAGCTTTATCTCGTTCTTTGCTTAATTTTTCGACTAACTCAACTTTTATATCCTTTATTTCTTGGGCAATATTTTCATCATACCCAATCTGCTTATGTCTGGCAGCTTCACTGATTTCTGCAACTTGACGCATTCCTTCACATGTACCGATATCAAAAGAATTTATTTTTGCATCTCTAAGACCAACTTCAGTTAACTTTTTGATTTTTCCTGACAGAGTGTTAGCACCCTTAGATTTATTATTATTAAAATTAACAGAAATGCCATTATCTTTTGCGAGAGTAGTGGCAACGTTCATTAACTTTTGAGAACTACTGGCCATTTTATCAATTAACGGCATATTATTTGCTGCATTTTCAGTGTCGCTTATATATTTATCAATTTGATCATTCAGTTTTTCTGCCTGGTTTAATTTTTTTACAATCTGAATTACTGCACCCATTTTCATGCCATCATTTTTTGTCTCATCATCAATAAATGAAT